TCTCTTTTTAAATTTTCCATTAAGGCTTCCATTCTCGCAAGCCCGATTCGTTTTGTACCCATAGTTAAAAACCCTCCTTTTGTAATCATGTCCCTGCACTTAACGTGCTAGGGGGTAGATCGTTGTCTACCCGATAACTTGGTATGAACATTATGTTCAATATAAATAGTACCTGTGGCACTCATAAGCAATAAAAAAAAAGCCCATAGAATTTCTATGGGCTTTGAGTAGTGAATTATCACAAAATGCGACTAACTATTAAGAAGTAGCACCGGCTTCACCAAGCATTCCACGAATAACAACCAATCCGTACATATCCGGACGAACCATCTTCTTGGCGTAACGAGTCATTACACCTTTACGAGGAACGAAGTCCTCTGTTCCGAAGATAGTCGGAGTTACTTGCAATGGTACGTATGGGGCATACACATATCCACTTTCGAGGAATGAGTTACCTTTACGTCCTACAAGTACCACGTTACGTGGGAAGTAAGGATCAACCATAACGTCGAACTTCTTAGAGATAGATCCAACATTTACAGCACCAATAGTACCTTTCTCATCAGCATGAGAGATATTTGCACGGAATCCAGAAGTGAATTCCAAGATGTTAGCAGTCTCCGGTCCGCAAACCAAGAAGTTAGCACCACCACGCAATGTCTTTCTGTGAATCTGAGCAGATACGTCATTGATTGTTTCAATCAAAGTTTCATACCATTCAGAAACTGTACCAGTGAAGTCAGGAGCAGCAGAAGATGCACCAATTTCAGCGCCAGTTGAACGATTTACGAACAAACCAGGTGAACGACTCCAGTAATAAGTAGCAGCCTTCGCTCCACCAATCAAGTCACCCAAGATCTCACGATCAATTTCCAAAGCGATTTGCTCTGAAAGGATAGAAGTCAATTCAACTTCAGCATCCAAGTTGTGGTAAGCATTCAAGTCTTGCCCCAATTCAGGACTCCACTTTGCTTTCAACTTCTTGGTTACTGCTGTTACAGAAACACTGTCAACTTTGATCTCAATCTCTGGGATCTCTGTTGCAGCCTCAAGTCCCCAAGTATCTTGTGGCAAAACTGCACCAAGAGAATTAGAAGAACCACCAAAATCATCAGCAGCCACGAAAGTGTGTGAGATAGTAGCGTGTGCATTATACGTGTTAGCCGTTTCCACTTGAGATGACGTGAAGAATAGCAAAGCGTGAACGTTAGTTGTACCAGACAAACGAGTTAATCTTTTAACTTGACGTAAACGAGTAGTGTTTAAACCGTTTGTGCCGATATCCCCAGGCAATCCTTCTGCAGAATCTACAGCAACAATGTGTCGAACTCCGATCTCTGACTTGTCCACTTGAGGTAACTCACCAAGTGTCAACTTATATACAGTCATGTGAGTACCAGAAACGATATCAACATCATATCTGATCAATTTATCCATTGTTCCACCGTCACCTGCTTGTCCTTGCAAAAGGTTGGCAACAGTAACAGCATCATTAACGACAGAGCCAGTTGCAGAAGAGTAACCAGACTGAAAGCCATATGGCTGCTGATCTTCATCGATGGCTACACCACCAGTGATCTCAGAACCAAGAACGCCTTGTCCATAAAGAGAGTCTCCTCCATTATATCCTAAACGATCAGAAGCGGTTGTTTGTGAACCTTCGCCTTGAAAAGTAAAATCCAAGAAGAAGATCAAGCCGGATGGCAATGACATTGGTTGTACACTAACAATATCGTTAGCGATAAGTGAGCCGAATACACGACGCACGATTGGAAATGCAACAGATGCAAATCCTTCGACATCACCTTGTGACATCAAGGAGGCTTCACGAAGAAGTTCCTTTGCTTGGTTCTCTAGTAGAGAAGCCATGTTATTTTTAGCAGTATCAGAGTTTAAACCTTCTAACAGTCCAGTTCGCTCCCATTTATTCATGAGTGCAGCACCTTCCTTTGCGAGATCTCGTCTGACAATACCTTCAGTTAATTTTTCAACGATAGACATAATATTTTCCTCCATTAATTAAATTATATTGTCTTACTTAATGCCTGCGAGTGTTTTCCATCTCGACGAGGCACTTTCATTGAGACTCTCCTTTATTTCGGGAGAACGTCTCGGAAGTGTAGATGAACGTCCAGATGATCTATTAATTGCTTCGCTCAGTGTTTGAGCGGAATTACCGCCAGTCTTCACTGTGCTTTGAAGTGTTTCATAGATTGTCTTTGCTTCTTCTACTGTGTGTGCTTTGTTCAACGCTTCGACAATATGTTTCTTTTGTCGCTCATTCAGGGAGGCACTGATAAGTACACGGTTTGAGTATAATAACCTAGCATTTGTGATAACTGATTCTTCCAGTTTATCTTTCATCCGCTTGGCTATTGATTTAAAATTTTTATTTTGTTCTTGGAGATGCGATACTTCTTCTTCAAGTTCAGCAAGAGTCTCTTTCATTTCTTCATTCTCTTCCTGCATCTCGTCTGACATTGCTTTTGCTAATGCCATATCGATTGCTGCTTCATAATCAATAGATGATCCACCACCGATGTCTCCATGCGGTACTGGGGTATGATCTACATTCAAATTCAGTGTCTCTGCAACCATTCTCTCCATTCCTTCCAGATCGTCTGGAAGATCAATATATTCGTCGCCATCTTCATCAAAGCCTAACTCTTCATCATCTGTTAAGTCAGCCAACTGAGAAAGATCGATTTCTACTTCATCATCATTCATTTCAGCCTGAAAGTCGTCTAATTTAGAATCGACATATTGTCCAACATCATTTTGGTTGGCATCCTTTAAGAACTGTGCTAGTTCCTCTGGACTGATATCAATGTTAATTGCGTCTCCTTCACCGGGAGTAGAGAATTCCATTTCTCCATCTTTGGAGACAATTTGTTCTCCTTCCATATATGATGGAGGGATTATGTTCTCTTTGTCAAACGTGGTTTCTTCTTCGGGCTCATCAGTAGCCATATCATTGTCTTGTGTGGCTTCCCCACCCAGATCTAGTCCACCTTCCTCTTCTTGTTCCAGAAGAGTGTCAACTGCAGATTTGATTTCATTTGAATATTTTTCAAGAATCATCTGCTCTGCATTTTTGAGTGCTGCTTCTTTCAAGTTGGCAGCGTCAACTATTGCTTGCTTCAGTAATGACATTGTAGTAAAACTCCTTAATAAGCGCTCATCAACATTAAATAGTGTAAATTATAATAAAAGGAAATAATATTATTACTTAACCTTCGTAAAACGAGTTTATGGTCTAACCCTAGAAGTCATCATCCAACCATTAACACCATCGCAGATAAAGTGTATACCTTCTTTGTTACGGCTAATTACGTACGTTCCAGCGCCATCGATAGTATCACTGCCATTCCCATCTATAGTAATGGTGTTATTGTTGGGGCTCCCAGCCTTACCCAGTGCGTCTTTAAAGATCAAGACTCTTCCAACACTTACGTTCTTAGGAGGGAGCGTGAGCGTTATGCTAGCGTTTTGTATGCATCTTAAAATATAATCAGTTGCTTCAATATCGCCAGTTGCGCCAACGTCTCTTACTTTAACCGATAATGCATTTGTGCTTACTTGTTGGTTGACTTTTAAGGATCCGGACATGATAACGTCCCCAACAAAGACAGCATCATTGCTACCGTCTCTTGTCCCAGAAACATAAAAAGAAATATTAGATGCCAAAGAATTGGCTGACGCATTACCATCGGATAAATTCTTTTCAAATCTTGCTGTTCCGTCGTCCATAATCCTGAAGGGGAAAGTTGTAGGATCTGAGCCAACATTCGTTCTAGAGTTAATATAGAAATCTGCACCTCGTCCGGGCGATATATACAAATGCTCTGAGACTTGGTACGCTAAATAAGCATTATAAGATGTACCATCGCTTGCATTGGCAAATTTAATAAAATTAAGTTCACTTTCGGTTTTTTTAAAAGTAATCCCTGCGTTATGTCCCGGAGTTATCTCAATCGCACCAGAGACTTTAAGGCTATAGTCTGCTGGGGTGTCTGGGATGAAAACTCCATCATTGTTAACCTGCAGCCTAACTGAGCCTGAGGTTTGAAAATCAATTCGATCTTCACCAAAATCTATCAATGTATCCCTTTGTGTGTCATCTGCTGCTTTTATGTCACCTTGGACAGACGCACCTTTTGAATATTTATAAGACATGATTATTTCTCCGCTTTGTTATAAATAGAAAAAGGGTTGGACTTTCGCCCAACCCTTCCAAGAAAAAAATCTTAAAGATAGTCTTTAATATTTTTTATACAATCATCCAACTCGGATTAGAACCACCATTATGGGAAGCAATCAAAGTTACAGCAGCATGAGCAGATTCCAAAACAATGCTTTGGGCAACTCCATCAATTCTCTGTGATCCGTTAGGAGCGATAGTAACTGGTTCAACAGCACACTCTCCACTTTGATCTTTGATTATGAACACAGCGCCATCAATGCTGGCATCAATAGCAGGCATTGTTGCTGTGAACGCATTATTGGCTGTAGAATCTACTTTCGTAAATCTAGAAACAATATTACCAGTGTTCTCAAGAATCCCAGGAGTCATATTAAGATTCTGTGCAGAAGATGCTTGTACTCCATCCAATTTGGATCCATCACCATAGTATACAGAAGCAGACAATGGCAAAGAAGATGCAAAGTGATTTACACTTGCTCCTTTTAAAGTAGCAGTAGCAGTCTTGAAGTTACCTACAGCAGCCTGTCCATTTCCAATTTCGAATCCTCTTCCAGTACCAAAAGCAGTTGATCCAGAAGAAAATGTAACAAGAGCATCTTTAACTAACAGGTTTGTGGTATTGATGTAAGTCAAATCACCAGAAACAGTCAAGTCTCCAGAAACAGTCATATCACCAGAGAAAGAACCAGTAACACCAGTAACGTTAGAAAACTCAACAGCGTCTCCAGTACCTAAGCCCAAAGAAGTACGAGCAGTTGCTCCACCCTCAAGAACAAAATTGCTACCATTACCAACAATGATTGAACCGTCTGTTACTGCCAAACCGGAAATAACGTCTAACTGAGCATCCCATCCTTGAACTTGTGAACCGATAGTTACACCCATAGAAGCACGAGCAGTTCCAGCAGATTCATAAGCAAATGCACCAGCACCAGTTGCAACGATGAATTCACCATCAGTACTAGGAGCACCAAGTGTATCAAGATCTTCAAGAACACCATCAACACCAACTGTTATATTTGCACCAAGTGCTACAGCACCCATTGCAGCCATACCAGCACCTTGATTCAAGGTAACAGCAGAATTGGCAAAAGAAGCATTTGGAACAGAAGCCAACTTAAGTCCGCCACCATCAATGCTAAGTCCAGTAGAACCAGAAAGAAGAACAGCAACACCAGCACTATCCAACTTAAGAGCGTGAGCAGAACCAGAACGTTGAAGACGAATGTCACTTACAGCAGAAGAACCATTGTAAGAAGTCATGGTAATACCATTAGCGGCAGTCAATGAGTCGAGGGGTGTACCAAGAGCCTTGCCTGAAATAGTACTTTCTGCCAAAGAAGCATTAGGAATATTTACTAAAGAAATACCGGCTGCATCTCGAGAAATACCAGTAGAACCTTTAAGTTTTACTCGCAACTTTCCGCTTGCGTTTTCTAATCCTTGATCAGCAATACCTGATGCGTCTGCTAAGTCGATAGAAGCCGCTGCTACTTCAGAACCTGAAGCCTGAATATCGCCTTCGGCGATTACGGAACCACTCAAACGAGCAGTACCTAGTTGAAATTTATAAGCCATAATTAAACCCTCCATTTATTGTTAATTATAATGCTGACATTCATATGCCAACATTTGACTAGACACAAGATACACCTATCTCAAAGATAGATGCGGCTAGTACCTGTAATATATAGTATCCCAGAATAGTAAAAGACTTAGTAAATGAAGTAACTACCGATTCCGTCGGAATACAAGTTAAGTGCGGAAAATGGGGATTCTAGCACAACTGCTGCTGTATTATCTATAGTTTGTGAGCCCGAGGCTCTAATTGTAATGAAATTGTCCGAATTCACTTCTTTTTTTATTGTAAAATACTGCCCTGCTACCAAGTCTTGAGCCGGTGCTAATCTGATTTCTATTGCCTCTGTGGAGGTAACTCCGATCAATCTGTCTGCTGAAGATGCAGTTATGGATGTCGCTGTTGCTCTTCTGCTGTAGGTAATCCCTCCCGGAATCGTCACAGTAACATTATTACTAGAATTTGTTGCCGTTACACCTGAGCCGACAAAATCAAATGATTCTGCTGCAGTTGAAATGTTAGAGCCTTCTTCCTTAACTGTAATGTCTGTTCCAGAACCAGAGGCGTCATTGATCTTCTGATCTGCATACTTACCA